CTTGTTGTAACTCTTGAGCTGCTTCTAACTGTCTTTGTTGTATACGTTCAGCAGGTGTACCAAAAATATCTTCTATAATATTTGTTCTTTTTGGTGCCCTAGATTCAATGTTTAGTGGTCTTGTTAATCCATTTGCCATAATTACTCCTCATCCTGCTGTTGTTCATCTCCAAATGTAGATTGATACCAGGTGTTAAATACTTCAGAAGATGGATAATCTCCAAATTGGTCAAAATATCCACGTATGTAGCTGTCTACTTGTGCCATCTCATTCTGACTTAAACCTAGTGAGTCAATAGTAGATTGCAAGTATCCTGGATATTCTTCAAAACTACCTCCACTATCACCAGTTGCAAAAACTCCTAGGTCAGGTTGTGCTGATAATACACTTTCAAGTAGACCTGCTAAGTCATCTTGTAACTGTCCTATAGAGCCACTGATTATAGAATCAACTTCCCCTAAGTATGTAGACTCATCTGCTAACAGCTGTCTTGACAGTGCGTTTTCTAATACATTCGTAGCTTCTTGTTGTTGCCCTGCTCTTCTACCACTAACAAGACCTGATGTACTACCTGCATCTGCCATACCCAATAAACTTCCTGCTTCTCTTGAAGCACCCTCTAATGTTTGACCAAATAAGTCACTTCTAAATTCTTGTGCATTTGCAAGTTCTCCAGTAAGATTTGCAAGAGCATCTCTAAATCTACCAGCACCTGCATTTTCAAGTGCCATATATAATTCACTGCCTGGCTGTATATCATCAAAATTAAATCCAGCTAATGCTCCAATTTCTTGAATATCTAACTCCCCATCAGATAAAAACTTTTGGTATTGTGCAGCTTGTGATGGAGGTAATGCTGACAATGCACTTCTTAAAAGATTTTCTGGGTCTGTAGTAAACCTGCTAGTACCTGGGCTATCGCTTGGACCTGCTCCTTCAGGCACATCAGTAGATGGACCAGCAGAACCTTGGTCTCCTTCTTCAGGGTCATCTGGACCCAATGACATATTTGCTGGGTTTTGTAGTCCCATATTACTCATCTGTGAGTTAAAATAATCTTGCTGCACTGGAGACTGTGTTCTAATCGGAGCAAGGGTTTGATTACCAATTTGTTCAAAGTTTGTATCTATCGGTCTTTCTAAACCAAATAAATTTTGTCCTGACATATTAGGTTGATTCTGTCTTCTACCCCTTAAATTTTCTAATGGTGCTAATCCTAAAAGTTTTTGTAATCTTGTTGCCATTATGAACCCTTCTTATTGAGGCTTGTTGCACTAAAAGGATTTGAGTCAGTTTCAGTATCTGATTCATTACCACCCATTAAGAAAGGAAACATACTGAACATATTATTTTTTCCTAGACTAGATAAAGCCATATTCATTAGTAAAGCATTATTGTTTCTATACTTTTCTGGATTCTGGTATTTATCTACTTCTTTTAAATATTTACCTGGGTCACTAAAATATTCTTTATATTCTTTTACAAGTTCTCCTGTACCCTCTTTTACTAAAGAAAGCAAATCTTGTACATTGCCACCTGTAAAAAGCTGACCTTTGAAATCTATGTCATCAAAAGACTTTTTAAGTTTATCTCCAACTTTTTCAAAGTTCTCACTTTTAGATATAACTTTAAGTGCCTCTGTAATACCAACATCTTTTACTGCATTTTTAAATTGTAATCCTTCTGTTAGTTGCCTAGTTAAATCTCTAACTTCCATATCTGCATTGTTTGCAGCAGCTTTTAAAAACTTTACATTAGAGGTATCTATACCACCAATAGCATCACTTCTTCTTTTGTCTAATATAGCACCCTCTGTTAGTTTTAGTACTACATCATCAATAGCAGTTGGTGTAGCTGCTGTTACAAATTTAGCAACATCGCTTATGAAACCTAAATCACCAGCCTTTGATGCTTTGTTTAATCTTTTATTTACTTGTCTTTCAATTTCAATAGTATCCTCAGCCTGTACTCTCATTAAATCTAACAGTTGATTGTACTTTCTATTGCTGTATCTACTTTGTTGTTGAAACTTTCCTCTTACACTATATGCCATATATATCCTTACGTAAAGATGTGTCTAAAATTTACCAATTTACTCTCTGTCAAGTCAAGACGAACAACCATAAACAACCTATTACTTTGGTATAACGTTACCACTATCTACTACCGCCTCTCCTGTCTGTGCTTCAGAACTTGTTGTATCTGGTAAGGTAGCAAATAAGTTTTTATTATCATCTGCTATTCTTACGCCTTCTTTAATTACTCTTACTGCGTTTTTTTGTGGAGCTCTAACGTCAGAATGTTTTGCAAAAGTTTTAAGTTCTTTTATTTCAGGACTACTGAACTCTAACTCAAACAATTTGCCAAATTCTTTTCTTATAAGTTTTAGTTTACCTCTATGAAATGTTATAACCTCTTCACCATTTCTAAGTTGTTCTTTTGAAACAGGTCCTTTCTTCAATGGTCTGTTCATTATCTAACTCCCTTTCTTCTATACACTACAGTAATATCCTCTAGTTCAAAATCTACCTCTGCTGTACCAGTAATCTTAAACTGCATAGATTTACAGTTCTCTACTGTTGTAGGCACAAAAGATGTTTGTGTCATTGTACCGCTTGTGCTTAATGCAGTGCTTGAAAACTTGTTTGTCCCTGGAAACGCACCACCATCATAGGCTACTGCCAATGTTAGATTGTCCCCCGCTTTGTGTGTTACATACACTTTTTGTAATCTTTTATCAGATGATGGCACACCAAAGTCATATTCTTTTGTTTTGATTTCTATGGTGTGTGAAGCTGAGCTTGTATTAAATCTTCTCATCTCTCCTGTTTCATCCATCAGACACAACTCTTGATTGAATCTAATAAAGTTAGAAACATTGTCACCAACTAATACACTTGATGTATCTATGTTTACAATAGATTGTGTTACTACATCATAGATGTATCCTGCACTAGAATTAGAACTTGTATCACCTAACACTAGTATTTGATTTCTTTTTGGTATAAATCCAACCTGCACTTTCTCAGCGTTTACATTGGTTGCCCAAGTGTTATCATCAATCGCATTAGAAAGCTTCACTATGGTATCAAAGAATGCGAATAAACCGTGTTCATTTGCCCATACTAAACCTAAGTCTGTCTTTACTACTGCTCCTGGGCTTGATACTCCTCTGTTCTCAAACTCTCCAATCACACTCCAATTAGCATCAGAACCAGAAGTAATATCAATAATAAATAGTTTGTTCTTTTTGTACACAAACAACCTATCTTGGAACTCCATAAGCTTTACAATTTCATCACCATCATTTGTTCCTATATCTATATAGTATGACTGTGGGAATGTATCATACTTTCTTACAGGTGTGTATTGTATTCTGTCCCCTAATCTTCTTGCTGGAGTGTTAGTAGCTCTACCAGTTCCATCTGGATAAAATACGTTGCCCACAAATGCACGTTGATTTGCAACTACTGCTGTATCATATCTATATGCAGTTGCTTCGTGAAAAGAGATTGCTTTTTCTTCTAAATCAAATCCATTGATAGCAGAGTAACTAAGTGAGCTAGGATTTTGAACAGCATATGCTCTTTCTGTATCGCCTTCAATAGGTGAATGTGTAGAAAAATGATTGCCCTTATCTACTAGTGGGTCAAATTCATCTCCCAAACTTGTTCTTGAGCCTACTTCAAAATCAACATCTAATAACAATCTATACTCTTCATCAGAATCATTTAAGTTTTTCATATATACTCTAAAGCCTTGTAAAAATTTATTAATACTACCATCTTTAATTGTAGCAGATGTAAGAATTATTTGTCCGTCTGATATGTTTACTGTCCCTAAGAAATCACTTATTAAAGATTCTTGCCCATCATAATAAACATAACTAACCCCTACACTATATCTACCTTCTGCCCACAAACCATCTCCTTGTGTTGAATGAGCAGCGGCAGACTCTACACCTACTAAAATATTTGCTGTAGGAGTACCTAATGCAGTGTTACCTGTAGCAGGATTTACTAAATTACTATTATCTAAAGCATCAAACTCTGAATCAGCTGGAGCTGTTAGCACGGTGGTAGTTGCGTGATACTCTTTTGATGCTGAAGCATACACACCAGACTTTGCTTCTAAAGGAACAAAAGCTGTAGTGCTTGAGTTAATATTTATCTTATCCTGCACTCTTAATCCACCATTAGCATAATAGTATACAGGCTCTGTATTGGTTATAGAGTTAGTGTTTATATCAAACTCTTCTGCCATAGCATCTGCTGTATTACCTATAAATACTTCTCCACTACCTTTAGTATATGCAATAAACTCACCAGCATCTATACCTGATGCTATGTCTTCATCTGTTCTAAAGCTAAACAATCCTGCATTAGCAACAAACGAAGGTGAAGTAACACTAATGCTAGTGCTACCTGAGCCAAATGTATCTGCTTCAAACTTGCCAGGTGTTTTGATTCTGCCTACTGCACTGACATCTATGTTCTTTGCTTCTGCTAAGAATCCTTCAGGTAAGTCTTTCTGTGAGTCTTTGTTATTAACTCCACCATCAAATCGTTGTATTAGTATTCCTTCTTTTGCCATATTATTTTATTGTCACATCCCTTAATGCTTGTCCAAATGGTTTACTTTCTATATTCTTTTTAAATAAATCTCGGTTAGTTATATAATCATCTCTAAACTTTGCTTCGTAATTAAACGAAGGTGACCCTGCTAAATCTAACATTGTTGTTTTCTTATCTGACATTATCCTTCTCCCTTTAGAGTTCTGTAATGAAATCTCATAGGCAATCCTTCATCTAATATCATTTCACTAGAAAAAAAATCAAATTGTCTTTGTCCTTTATAACTCGATGTTCCTTTTTCAAATCCAAATACAGGATACTGAACATCTTTTAAATCCTCTATATCTTGTCCTGGTATTCGTTTAAAATTTAAATCATCATAAAACTTATCGACAAAAACTGGGTCGTTACCTCTTAACTTTCCTTTTTGTATTTGTTCTAATAAATAACTTTTAGGTATTTTAAAATGTAATACACTTTCTCCGTATTTTGTGGCTTCGCCTAACTCGGTAGATGCCCACACCATTCTAGGCGTTGTAAAGTATTGGCTTTTCTTTGCAACATCTACAAACTTATCTTCTTCTACAAATTGATAGAAAGGGTTTTTAAATGACATTCCTCTTCCCCCAATGTAGTCTCTTCCTAGTTGTCGCAATTTTACTGGTGCAAGATTGTCATAAAGCCTATCCTCTCCAAACATATCTTTTTTATACTGATTTTGTTCATACAAATCATCTATATATTCTTTTCTTGAATATCCCATAGCCTTGTATTGTTTTGGTCCCATTCTAACTTCTAAATCCATTATAGATAAAGGTATTTCTCCTGTATCTTTATATCTTTTTAATAAATTCATACCATCTTCTGGGTTTGGAACTGAATTTTTAAACAAGTACTCTAACTGATTATCATCCATTTGTTCAAAAAATCTGTGCTGTCTTCCTACTGCAACCTTTTCTCCTCCAGATTCTATAATATTATGTTTTGTGAACCTAGACTCAAAACCGTGGTATACATCTATAAGTTCCTCATTAGCCTTCTCAGCTAACTTCATCCCTCTTTTAGCAGCCACTGCAGCACCTACTACAGGTAAGATAGAAGCATAGGATAATGCTGCGTTTCCGTGTTCTCCTTCTAGTGAGTATAATATACCGTCTGTTAAGTCAGCAATGCTTCCTGCTATTTCTGTAAACAATGCCGTTGGGGGAGAGGCTATACTTGCACCAGCAGTAGCAAGTCCAAAGTTTTGTAATGCTCTGTGAATCTTCTCTCTTCTATCCATCTCTACAGAATCAGATTGAAGTTGTCTGGATACACGAGTAGCATTGGCAGTATTCAATGACACTGCCGCTGCCTCATAGTTAAATGATGGTGAACCTGCTAGGTCCAACATTGTAGTCTTTTTCTTATCTGACACAACCGCATCCACATTCACAGTTCATAATGTCCTCCTATTTTTTTTCCAGTGATTTTTTTACTTTATCCCATACTTTATTATCTAGCTTGTTAGATGATTGCTCGACTAAATAATCACCAACTACTACTAATATACCAATAAGTGTTTCTTCACTTACCAGTTTTTTAAGTATGTTTGCTAATATTTTTCCCATTGTATTAATCCTTTCCTGAGTTAGAAGCTCCAAAGTAAAAACTTATTACTGCACTAGCTAAACCACCTAAGTATCCTAGCACTAAGTTTATCAAAGCTTCTGAGTTTTGTTCTGGTGGTTGAATTGTTACTAAGAATATATATCCTAAAAATCCACCTATGACAGCAATACCCATAATCCTAGCTGTCCAATCTTTACTAAAATGTTTTCTAGCATCTTGTCCATCTGCTACTTCCATTTTAAATACATCAACATCAAGCTCTTTCATTTGTAAATCAAAAGCCTGTTCTGCTTTTTTAATCTCTATCATTTGTTCAGGTGTAGCATTCTCTATGGCTTTCTCTACAGCTTTTGGATTATTAGGAACGCCTAGCTTTTCAGCTATCATATTCATAGCCATACCTCCCATAGGTCCACCTAAAGCACTACCCAGTGTAGGAGCAACTGCACCAACAACATTTTTTAAAATACCTTTCTTTAATAATTTTTTCATTTAGATTTAACTTCCTTTTTGATTTTATCAAAGACTTCTCTTTCATCAAACTTCATACTAATCCCAGGTTCAAATCTTATAATCTCTTTACCTTTTTCAAAAATTATAATAGTAGGAACTACTTTTACCTTCCATTCTTTTTGTATAACAGCACCTATAGTTTTATTAGCTAAATCTATTTCTGCTATATAACAGTCTTTTAATTTTTCCAAGGGCAATCTATTCTTATAATTCCAAGAAGCATTTACTTGTACCACAGCACACTCTTCTTGGTTCATTAGTTGTATAGCTTGAAAATTATCTAAATTAACTGATTGCGAGTGCAACCAAGAAAAAGATAGTCCAAACCATAAACATAATGATAACATTGTCTTTTTCATCATCTATCCTCATTTATTATTCATATTAATAAGTGTTTCTTGAATCATCTTAGTATCCTCTTTAATATCGTCTACCTTCTCTTCCAACTTATCAACCTTACCTTCAGTATTTAATATTGAATCACGAATCATCTGGTCTTTTAAATCATACTCCATACGTGAAACCTCTGGCTCAGGCAGTCTTTTAGCTTCTTCAATATCAGCTTGTAAAGAATACCATAAACCAATAACCATACCTATAGTTACAGCAACACTGACAGCTGTTTCTATAGATAGTGTAAATTTACTATCTTTACCTATTTCCATTTTGTTCTCCTACCATTTAACTTTGTTTGCCCAATAAGCAGCACTCATTGGTCCTTTTGCTATATTCTTTCTGTGTCTTGCTTTGAAACTTTTACGTTTCATTTTTATACGTCTTGACTCACCTGCTTTTGGTTTACCAGCTGTCTTAGCTCCTTGCTGTCCAAAACGTATAGTCTTTATTTTACCACCTGATTTAGCCACAACTATATGTGACTTGGTTGGATGGTTAGGTGTTCTTTTAGGTTTATTAAAACCTGATACACCTGCTCGTTTAAGCCTTGGGTCTCTTTTACTTCTTGCCATTAGCCATTCTTCTTTTACGAGCATCTGTTTTTTTCAATGCTATAAAATCTGCTCTTGTTATTTTATTTCTTGGGGGTGCTACCCTTGCTATTTTCATTTGTTTCTTTGTTAGTCCTGGCATTTTATCCTCCTATATATTATTGTCCTGGTCCACCACCTACATCATGGAATCCACCTATTGCATGGCTCATGTTATGTGGTATATTAGCTATATCAGCTCTATTTGTTGCAGTTAGTGCTGTATTGGGTGTACTTTGTAATGGATTATTACTTCCACCAAACTTTTCAAAGTCTTTTACAGGTCCACTTAACTGTGCTGCGTAAGTATGTTGTATACCATTAAATTCAAGTCCACTCATTAATGAGCTTAAGCTAATGTTTGTATTTTGTGATAGTCTACAAGCATTACCTATTTCATTTTTTAATGACACATTTGTATTGCTTACTGCCATTATTCAGCATCTCTAATTGCTATATATTCTGCCATTTCAGATTCACACTCAGCAAGTTGTGCTTCTAAATTAGCTTTATGTTCTTCACATTGTGATATAGCATCATCTACTGATTTTACATCAATATAATCAACCACTTCTACATCTTTTCCTGAAGCATCTTGCATAGTTCTTGTATATTTGATTTCTACTTGTTTACCTGATTCATATACAGGTGCTTCAATTATTTTTTCTGCGATTACTTTAGCCATTTAACTTCTCCTTAAGTTCGTTTATTTGTTGTTGTTGTTCTTTTATTGCCTCTATTAGTAGAGGTACAATCTTTTCGTATTTAACTGCTTTATATCCATTATCTCTTGTAGTCACTACTTCAGGAAGGACTTCCTCTATTTCTTGTGCTATAACACCCACATCATGTCCTTCGTTTCCATGAACACTATTACCATGTTCGTCTTTACCATCTATCCAATCAAACTCTACACCATTAATCTTATTAATTTTATCAAGTGCATTGTCTAATGGCTTTACGTTTTCTTTGAGTCTTATGTCTGAACTTGCAAAAGCTACTACATCATTAATAAATGATGCTTGTCCTGTTGTGTCTGCTATTATTAAACTATTTTGAGTGCTACTTCCAAAGTGTCCACCACCACTTGGTTTATAAGTTGATAATACTAATCCAGTACCATATACATAACCACAACCAAAACTTTCATTTGATACTCCACTACCTAATGCTACTATTGCTTTATCTCCATTACCATCCCAACCATCTGGACCTTTTACATAGGCATGGTCATTTAACACTTCTAAATTAAATCCATGTCCTGAAGGTGCTGTTCCACCTACTAACAATGTTCCACTTACCTCTACTTCATTAGCACTTCTATCTAGTATTAAAACATTATTACTTCCATTCCAAAACACAAAATCTTCACCACCACCACCAGTTAATCCTACTCTCCATAATTCAGAAGTGCTTTCATTTGTAAATTGCATCTGTGCTCTACCGCTTGATGATGCTCTTTGTATTCTTAGGTAATCAGAATTTCCACCTGCTTCATAAATTAATTTACCACCTGAGTGTCTTGAATCTCCACCTGATACATGAAACTTACTTGAAGGCGATGTAGTTCCTACGCCCATATTGCCTGAAGCATCTACTGTAACGAGTTCTCCTTCAGAATTTATATTTCCTGTAATGTGAAACTTATTGTCAGTACCAATGTTTGTTCCATAAGAATAACTTCCATTAGTAAACCAAATACCTGAACGAGTTGAAGCAGTTGAAGCATATAATCTAATTATAGTTTCTCCTGAGTCTACAATGTTTAACTTTGATTCTGGTGATGTAGTTCCTATCCCTAATCGTCCATTTTGTCCTGCAAAAAATAATTTAGCAGTATTTTCATATCTCCATTCATAATCCCTATCAGTATTAAACATAAATGTATTACCTCTAATACCCATACCATAAGAAGTTGAAGCAGTTCCTGTATCGTGTAATAATATTTGATAATCTGCAAAACTATCAAACCCTGCACTTGTTGCTACATTACTTCCAAAATGTAAAGGACTATCAGGATTGGTTTCTCCTATACCAACATTACCTGAACCATCTATTCTCATTTTTTCAGTGCCTGAAGTACCAAATGTTAAAAATCCATTTGCACCATCAGAACCTCTATAAAAATCTATAAATCCATTTGTTGCTGTACCTGAAGCATAATCTAAAGATATTCTATAAGACATTATATTTGAAGAATTTGAATTTCCTGATTCTGCTAAAAGTTTAAAATTACTACCTGCACCTTCAAGAGAAAATAAATCTGTAGCAGTTCCACCAGTAATTTCAAGCTTAGCATCAGGTGATGTAGTTCCTATACCAACATTAGCAGTAGCACCATCTATTCTCATGGCTTCAGTATCAACTCCACCATCATTGACATAAAAGAACATATCTGCATCAGATACAAGGTTTCTGATTGCTAATCCATTATTGACAGCAGTTAATTGTGCATCTCTACCTACACCTACTCCAATACTACCCTCTACTTGTAAAGTATCTGTAGGCGATGCAGTTCCTATACCTAATCGCCCTGTGCCAGTAAGTCGCATTTGTTCACTACCAGCTGCGTAAAATCTCATCACTTCTATACTGTCTTGAAAATAAATTCCCTCTCCTGCATAACCACCACTATTACCTACATGACCACCATTTGTATCGCCTGCTATAATAATACCTGCATAAGAACTATCTGAATCTTTAAATCTTGCTAAATTACTACCATCTGAATCTTCTACATGAATTGTAGCTGCAGGCGATGTAGTTCCTATACCGACTTGTTGATGATTGTCTATTACCATAGCAACAGCAGGATTTGAATTAAGTGGTTTTGTTAAAAATCTCATTGTTGTTGCTGCACCATCTCCCATTGATGATACAAAATCTGAATATCTCATATATGGACTACCACTTACTGCATAATAATGATTTAAGATTAATCCTGTGCCATCAGAAGTAGAGTATGTTCTTACTGCTGCACTACCACCTTCTGTATCTGCTACTCTAAATTGATTCCCTGAATTATCATTATCTTTATGAACATCAAGAAATGCAGCAGGTGATGAAGTTCCTATACCGACATTTCCACCAGCAGTAATAGTCATTCTTGTATTAGTATTAAATGTGTCGCTATTAGTATTAAATTCTATTCCTTTTGTATTACCACCTTGAACTACTGCATTAGCACCATCATAACCAAACATAGCCCTATTATCTGAAACTTTAATGTGTCTTGCAGTATTACCAGTTCCAATGTGTAATTCACTTGCAGGTGATTGAGTTCCTATGCCGACCTTACCATCACTTTGTATTCTCATTCTATGCGTCATAGTACTGCTTGTAGATGTGTGAAAATCTAAATGACCTGCTCTTCCTGATTCACTACCATTTGTTAAATGCGTATCTATTTTTGCTACTGATGATGTTCCTGATTGACTATGACCAAATATTAAAGCAGGTCCACTACCTGCACTTGTTGCTGTGTTTCTAATTTCTATTGTAGGATTAGATGAATTACCAGTAAGTATATTACCATTTATATCTACTCCATTATCATCAATTCTAAGTTTTTCATCTGTACTAACTGATACACCACTTGTAACATTTGATTTCACTTCAAATGCCATATAAGCACCACCTGAACTATCAACATTTACTTCTATTCTCCCTGAATTACCATTTTGGTCAGGAACTTTTGAAGTATGATTAAATGTTACATTGGCATTACCACCACCATCATTTACAGTTAAAGCAACTTCTCCTGCAGTTCCTACTCTTAATAGATTACTTATATGTGCAGAACCATTAACAGAAGGTGGAGTTTGTCCTACACCTAATGAAGCATTTTCTACTTTTAGTCCTGATTCATTAATTACAGTTCTTGAAGCCCCACCTATTTTAAATTGTTGTGAAGTAATATTATCAAAAATTGCAGTAGTTTCATCTATATCTACAATAATATCTGCTGTGTCTAAATCATTAGCAGTAGTTGGTCTTGACCTAATTTGGAAATCACCAGTACCATTATTAGTACCATCTATTAAAATATTGACATTGTTTACACCTGCTAAGGTTACTTGGTTTGCAACACTTGAATCTGAATCATCATCAAGAGTTAATCTATTATCGCCATTACTACTATTTTTTAATACTCCACTAAGAGTTTGGTCACCAGTAACTGCTAAAGTACTTCCATCAAAAGTAAGAGAAGATTCTGCGTCTAATTCTGTTGTAGTAGAACCCACTGTGACTAATTCATTTGCAGTAGCACTGTTAAGTGCAGTGATTGGAGAAGATATAGTAGTGCTTCCACCAAGAGGGACTGATGTTCCATTAATTGTTATAGCACTTTCTGCTAGTTTTGTTATAGCTATAGCTGCATCAGAATCAATATCACTGTCTGATATTCCGTCTTTAATTGCTAAATCTCCTAATCCTAAACTTGCTCTTACTGTACTACCTGTCTCATATTGAAAAGCTCCAGAACCAGTAGCAACAATAAATTGACCATTAACAGAAGGTGCACCTAATGTATCTAAGTCTTGTAGTATACCGTCTACACCTATAGTTAATGTTTCATCACCACTTTGATTTGTTGTAAAGTTTCCAATAGAGCCTATACCAGCTCCATTAGATAATGTTATAGTTGCATTATTTGGTGTGCTACCTGTAGCTATAGTAGTGCTTCCACCAAGAGGGACTGATGTTCCATTAATTGTTATAGCATTTTCAGCCAATTTACTAATTGCAATAGCAGCGTCAGATGCTATGTTTCCATCACTAATACCTGACAATCTTGCTAGAGGCACAGTGCCTGAACCTAATAAACTTGCACTATGACTTGCTAATTCAAATGTTAAATCAAAAGGGTCTGCATCTGTTCCATTTGCTACGTTAGTAAAGTTGATGTTTATACCACCACCTTCTACAAATTTAATCTCTTTATTTTCAGTAATTATTACTTCAGTGCTGTCTCCGTCTTCTATTACAAAACCTGAACCCATAGTGTTTGCAGTCATATCATCAACAACTAAATTTATTTTTCCATTTCCAGAACCATTATCGACATAGGTAGCACTAATTCTAGTTTCTGTGTTACTGCTGAACATTGCACCAACAATATCTTCAACTTGTTCTGTTGATAGTGTGTTAGTTGTTATACTACCACCAAGAGAAACTGATGTACCGTCTATTGTAATAGCACTATTAGCAAGTTTAGAGTTTCCTATAGCTGCATCAGATGCTAAGTTTCCGTCACTAATACCTGATAGTCTAGCTAATGGCACAGTTCCTGATGTAAGTAAGTTAGCACTATGATTAGGTACACTTGTCAAAAAATTTGAGTCATTGTTAAAACCAGATAAATTAATATTACCCTTTGTAAGTTTCTTTTGAGCATTTGAACTATCAACCACTGCAAAGAAATCTCCGTCTCCGTCTGATGTAGATGTGTTCAGCTCAGATAAATCTACATCTATAGTTGGTGTAGCTCCTTCTCCACTATTGTTTGACAGCTGAATTAAATTACCTGCAGTCAATGTAGCAACATAATTACCTGTTGTTTTCGTTCCTAATTCTACACTATCATCTGCTATAGTTGTAGAAATACTAACAGCACCACTACCGTCAAAACCAGTAGAAGTTGTACCAACAACATTTCCTGTTAAACTAATATCTCTTGCATTTGCTAATGTTGTTGCTGTACTAGCATTACCTTCTAGTGCTGCTATTAAAGTACCTGTAGCTACTGTTAAATTACCTGTAGAAGAAGCGTCTGAAGTAGTTGTACCTACTTTAAACTTATTGGCAGTCTCATCCCATATAATTGCTGCATTGTCACCAGTGCTACCTCTTTCTATAATTAATCCTGAATCATTTGAATTAGAACTTATTCCACGATTTAATCCTATGATATTATCTGATACATCTAAGTTAGTTTGATTAACAGTAGTTGTTGTACCATTTACTTGTAAGTCTCCAGTAACAGATAAGTCTCCACCAATAGTTACATCATCTGGTAATCCTACAGTAAATGTAGCACCTTCACCAGCACTACCTGATACTTCTATTTCATTACTAGTTCCAGCAACAGCTGCAACATAGTTACCTGTAGTGTGTGTTCCTAATGTAATTAAATCATTTAGTGATGTAGCACCTGTACCACCTCTAGCTACACTTAGTGTTCCAGATGTACCTGCTACGATAGGTAAGCTTGTTGCATCAGATAAATCAAATGCAGGTGTTGCATCTGAAGCTCCTAAAGTGACAGTTACTCCACCATAACTAACATTATCAGAAGCTAGTTTTGCAATAGGTATTTCATCATCATCAATAGCAAAGTTGCCAAAATCTAAATAGTGACTTCCGTGTTCTCCGTCTAATTTATCAGAATCTAAACCACTTGTAGCACCGTCATTAGATGTATCAAAAAATCCTAATGCTCTAATGTCTGAGGCTGTTTGGTCTGCAGTAGAATTACTTTCAACTGAGTCAAGTTTAGTTTCTTGAGCATCAGTCATAAATCTTTTGTTTGTAGCATCAGACATATTTGCTGTTCCAAATGTAGGTTCAGCTCCACTTATTACTGATTGGTCTAAAGCTTTTACATCTGCAATACTTGTCAGTTCACTATCCATTAACGCACCAGCAGTTGTTACATTGGCAGTATCTGTTTTATCAGCTAATGCTTCTATGTTATTTAATTTAGTGTGGTCAGCATCTGTAAATACATTAGAGTCTGTAGCTGCTTCGACAGCTGTTCTTACTTGTGCATTTGACAGTTGAGTGTTAGTATCTGTAGCTGCTATTGTAACTGCACCACCAGATTCAGTTATAGTTATATTTGAACCTTCTGTAAAAGCCAAAGTTTCTGAAGAACCTAATGTATTACCACCTGCAGTTACTGTTCTAAAAGTATTAGTATCAGTTACTGTTTCAGTAGCTGTTGCTATACCAGTCACGTGTCCATTAGCATCCAAAGTAATATCTTGTATATAGGTTCTTCCACTATTGTCAGATGAAGTGGCAGCTGATATGCTAGGATGTGATGATAGTTTAGAATCTAATTGAGTTTGTATATTGGAAGTAACACCATCTAAATAGTTTATTTCTGCAGTAGTTGCAGTAACACCATCAAGCAGGTTTAGTTCTGCTGCTGTAGAAGTAACGGCAGTTTCATTAATTTGTAAAGCTCCATCGTCTTTAATATTTATAGAAGAAGAACTTATTTGTAAGATACTAGTTGTACCCTCTCCATCTTCTATGTCTCTTAAAGTTCCATCAACTCCAGAATTACCATTAGAAACCTGTAGCAAGTCCTTATAAGACTCTGATATTTTTTTACCAGTTAGTGTTGCCATTTTTTACCTATGTAAAGTTTGCAGGAACAATACCACGTGTTCCTCCAGTTTTATCTCTTCTTCTTACACCATATCTTCTAACCATCTCTCTATATTCTGCCATAGCCATTTGAGCTGATTGTAATTTTATTTGTGCCAATTCTGCATTATTTGTTTTAGCCGCTGCATCCATCAAAGCTTTAGCTTTAACATACAATATTAATGCAGGTTGTAGTGTATTATCTATATCTATCGTTCCTGTGATAGATGTAAGCTTGTCTGGCTCTGCGTAGTATGATATTAGCATACCTTGTACCAAAACGTTAGTAGTGGACAAGGGTGAATCGTCATCGTGTGCTGCAGCAGTTGTATTTCTGTGTCCTCTGGTTACAGTTAAGTCATTGCTTGATATATTTGTAATTAACATTTTTTCTGAATCTATTAATAAAATATCACCTACTACAAAAGCAGCTCCATGGTCTACAGTTACTGTAGTAACAGATGCATTTATAGCTCCGTTTAATAAATTACGAGTTTCTCCGTCTGCTTGGAAAGATGAGGTCGTTCCTATAACAGGAGCTTTTAATCTACCTTCTCCTGTTTCGGTTGTTCCTCCGTCACCCTCTGAGGTGGCTATAGCTATTTTATCTCCTTCTATCCACCATACAAAGTTTAGTGAAGGGTCTTTAAATAAACTATTTACTGTAGACATAATTACTCCGTATCTGTTATTTTTGTTTCTTGGTTTGTTAATCTAGGTATTTTTATATATTCTCCATCCGAGTTGAGAATGCTGCATCTAAATACTTTGTTCACAGTTATATCTCTATCGTCATCAAGACCATACCACATTTGATTATTTGATAAATCTGTTTTAGCATATTCTGTTTTTAGATTATACTGCCCTAAGTCTATCAATGCTTCATTAATTAAATTTAATACATAGTTTTCTGAAACTTCAGGCACTGCCTGTTGAACTCTACTATGTATTTCTTTACCATTAAATTCTATTGCTGCCATTATAAGTCCTCATATTTTGCGTTTACATCCTGCCAAAAAGCGTTACCATCATTCCAAAGCCTAAACTGTTCTAAAACTTCTGCCCAACTAGTAACAGGTGATATAACTTTTTCACTCCAAGTTGCAGCTGCACTCGTTATAGATTCTGTCCAGCCTGAGCTTGGAACAATAGTTTTTTTACTCCAGGAGGAAGTAACAACATCTAATTTTTCTGACCAAGAACTAGATGGATTTAATCCCTGTTTATTCCATTTAGTAGTAACAGCCATTATCTAGCATCCTTCTGTAGTTTTCTTTCTTCTATTTCTTCTATACCTAAAATCTGTAATGCTTCTTTGTATTGAGCATCTACTAATGCGTACTGATTGCTATAAGATGATGCCATTTCCACATCCTCATCGTTATTAGCATCTGCTATTAATTTTTTCAAAGCTTGTCTTGCTGCATAAAGAGTTACAGCATACTCTGCCTCATCTGGAAAGTTATCAATAACTTCTACGCCATGAGCTACTGTTATACTAGTATCTATAGCCACAAGCCTACTATGATTACTGCTAACCACTGTAGGAAATATATTTAAAACTTTGTCAAAAATAATATAAGCTGGGTCACTTGTCCCTGCTGCTTCCATATAATTTGTATCGTTTACCTTACCCATCATTGATGCTGGTAGCTCTCTACAAGGCATAGCTAAACCACTATTATTTTCATCTCTTCTCAATACACTTAATATTCTTTTGCCTTCAACATCTACAGTGTTTGTAAAGTTTTCATTACTAGCTATTCTGTTTAACTTATGTATAGGCATAGCATTCAATACTAACCTAGCACCTGATGTTAGCCACTGAGTTATTGAAGCATCAGATACTGATGTAGATAAATCACCAGTAATATCAAATATTTGTTGTTTAAATGTTGCCATTATCCTTGTCCTCTATTTCTTTTCTTGTAATATTTTGTACTCATTTTATTTCCATACTTTGTTCTATGACTTTGCCCTTGTCTTGTTTTCTTCTTACCGTTAGTGTGTCTTTTTACCTGTGGTCTTAATCCTCTCATTCGCCTCTATATTCCATTGTTTTCATTTCATCTTGAAACGTCTCGTTAATTAAACTACTAGCAGGTGGAAGCATATTCATATATAACTCTTGTATCAAATCTGCTTCTCTGTTTCTTCTAGTATCATACTTGTCACCAAAATCTCTGAGCTCGTTCATTAAAGGAATATAGCTGTCTGCGTCTTGTGGGTCTTCTGCTATATCCTTTATAATCTCTCTAAACTTTGGTGTTCTATTATAATTACTTCCATATTGAAATTGTAAATCTGCAATTACTGTTTGCAATCTTGGTGGCATAGATGAAAGTTCTTTACCTGTCAATGCTAGAAAACTATTTTCAATACTTTCTAACTCTCTACCTTTTACAAAATTATCTAAAGCTTTAGTTTCTTCTTCTGATAAACTTAATGGATTTGCCTGTTCAAAATCATAAGCTGCTTGTCCTTTCATACCAAAGTATGCTTCCATTTTTTTTAATGTTTCTTTATTTTCAAAATCTTTAAAGTAGTTCATATTCTTTGTTCCAAGGTCTAATCCAGTTCCTATGGTTACACCTGAACTATCTAATACTTGTTCACCACTTCTAGGAACATACCCTTCTGTTTCAAATCCTTCACTCTTTCTTATAAAATCAAAGTTTACCTGGACTTCTTTTTGTCTCTTGTATTCTTCCTGGTCTATAGCACCATTTATAGACCTGTTTTCAGGACTAAAGAATTTTTCTCTAATCATATCTAATAGTGTTCCTCTAATCATCTTCTTTTCTTTCCATTTTGTTTTTTAGCAAATGTCCTTACATTTGTTGGCTTACCACCAACTCCTTGTGGCTTTGCTCTCTTTCTACTTACAGCACTTCTAATCTGTGCTTTAGTCATCTTTGCTGCTTTAGCAGCAGGGACACACTTAGGATATTTTCTTTTTTTGTCCGCTTTTAGTTTTGACCTCCCACATTTTTTGAAGCCTCCACCTTTTTTTGGAGCACCAATATCAACCCAGTTTTCACTGAACCACTTTCTAAGTCCACCCTTGTAAGCCATTAATATTTACCACCACGTTTTTTATATTCTCTTACTAACCAAGCATTTGCATATGCAGAAGGATATACATCAAACTTACGTTTTGCTGCAGCCTTCACTCTTGAATACAATGCTTTATTCTTTGGTGTAGGACTGCCCTTTTTTCTTTTGGTTTTCTTTCTTGCCATTAATATTTAATCCTTTTCTTCATTACTTTCTTTTTCTTTTTCTTGCCCATAGCGTTTTTTCTTCTTTTGCCATTCATCTTTGATGCTTTTACTTTTCCGTACATTACTTATCTCCCCATATTAGGTTATCTAGTTTTTTACTTCTTTCTTCATCATTTTTCTTTTTTGTTTTTTTGATATGACTTTCCATATCAGTTGTGCCAAAATCTATTTGGTCTTTTCTAATAGCAGTTGCCATTGGCGTTTCTCTTATAACAAACTGAGTGCTCCACTTTGAGGGGTGTGCCCTCATACCACACGATGGACAATTAAAGTGTCCTTCTTTATTTGGTTTGTTACAATGCTGACAATTAGCCATTAAACTTTAGTAATAATAATATATGCAACTCTGCTTCTATCTAACATAACTGCGTTAGTAGCCACTAGCTTTGCATCATCTATAGTTTCAATATAATCATTGATTTCTTTTGCTAAAGAACCAGACACTGTACTTGCAGCTGGACTAATATCATTGATTATAACTTTTGTCACTGTATCAAAATTTGCCATTTTATTCTCCTATTAGTTTTAAATTTTTTTGGATTTCGGGGTTGAACCTTTATACGAACAACCCCACAGTATCCAAAACTGTTACCCTTATTGGTTCGGGTTATGATATAGTCATATGGTCGTTATCGTGTTGTGCTCCAAAAACATAATAGTTTTGTCCATCACACACGAGTTCAGCCCAATCACCAACTGCTGCTCCAGAAGCCCAAACTAATTCATCAACTCCTGATTCTGCTGATTCTCCGCCTGAAGAGTCTGCAGAAACAATTAAACCTATTAAGGTATCTTCTGCTGAATTAGGGATTACTTTCACTGCGTTAGAGGCTGCTGATGTAAGAATGAATTTAGCATTCCATCCAGCACCCGCTGCTGCTGCAGTAGGTAATGTGATACTATAAGCAGAAGCTTGGCTAATTGTAAAGACCTTGCCTGAATCTGCTGCAGTTAAAGTTCTAGCTGCAACGATTCCTTCTACTTTGTGTTTAAAATCACTAACACCACTATTTACTTCTAAATATGCACTCTTAGCCATTTTATACTCCTTCCAAGTTAATTAAGTAATGTGATTCAGGAAGACATACTTCAAGACCTGCTTCTGTAAGAATCATATCTTTTCTTAAGTCCTCATCTGCACCTTGTACATTTGTCATAACTTGTGTATCTCTGTTAATACCATTACCAACAAGTGGTCTGTAGTATAGTTTACTCATATCAGCTAACATCATTAATCCAGATGAATGTCCTCTGAATAATGGTTCTTTAACCATAAACATAGAACCGTGAACTGTATTGATTTCCATTAACTGGTGACCAAACTGTCCTGATAGTTCATCCATATTGATTTGATATTGAGTTGATGCTGTTGAATTATCAGCAAAGAAACCATCTCCCATTTTGTTGAAGAAGGAAATCACTGGAAGAGAAGCTAATGCTAATCTTTCATTTGAACCCCCTCTTGCTGGGTCGAACAGAACTTCAAAGTCACTTAGTAATCTGTCATATGTCAATTCAGCTGCTTTAGCTGTTCTGAAATAACCTTTACCAGAAACGTATGATAAGTTATCTGTTCCGCCTACAACGGAGCTGTTTTTGATGATATGTCCAACAAGACCTTCAGTGTACTGAATGTCACCAACTCTTGCTTTTTGGTTGAAGAGCATAGCTCTTTCAATGTCGATTTTGTGCTCTCTCATTTTTTGAGCTAACACTCTCTCGAACTCGTTTGATACTCCACGTAGTTGTGTAGCATACGCTGTGTTTGTAATCTCAGCTGCTGTTTTGAAAATCTGGGTATAACCATAATTATCTTCTAAGCTATCTGAGAATACGTCTGGTGAACCTGTACCTTCTCCATATGCAGTACCAATGATTTGTGCTCTTTTATTGTCTAAAAGTTTGTTTGCATTGGTTGCAGTTGAAGAAACAGATATTACTTTACCTGTAAAGGTGGTGTCACTTGCGTTCTGAAGTGGTGCATCTTCTACTCTACATACGATGTTCGCATATACAGCATCGTCAGCACTATCGCCCATAGTTCTTACAGCAAATACCATACCTTTAACAAGAAAGTCCACAGCAGCACCATCTGGTGTATCTACAGTAAATGATACTGTATCACCAGCAGCTTGTGTTGCACTACCATCATGATTACCTTTTAAAAGGAACTCTCTACTTGTATAATTAATTTTTGTTCTATCTTCAAGATAACGGAACAATGAATCATCAGTAGGAAGTTTAGCAGTTTGACTCAAGTAGACGAAGAATGGACTTTCTTCAGGTGCTAATTCAGCAATCCTATCAGAAAAGTTATATAGTCTTCTTCTATCTGGAGCAACTCCATAATCGGCAGCTGTAGTAGCAGCAGTCAAGTCTGTTTGTTTTATTTGTCCGCTTATTGCCATTTTATTCTCCTAGTTATTTACGTTTTATTCCTCTACTAATGCTACCAGCATTTGCTGCATTTAGGATTTGGTCCCACATTCCATCTTGTTCAGATTTAGTTGGAACACTTCCACCTTGCAAAACTCCTGCTGTACGGGCTTGATTACTTGTGTCAGGCTTTTGAATAACAGGTTCTTTGTATTCACCTTTATTCATTTTAAAAAGCTTAACCAAATTATCAAGAGGAACATTATCTTTTGGTTGTTGAGCAAAACGCATAAATTCCTGCACTTCGTCTTTATTCATACCAAAATCACTTTCTAGTTTATTCATTGTATTTGAAATAAACTGCTTTTGTTCCTGCCCTCTAATAGCACTATTTACCGCATTATTAATTCTAGCTTCTTCCTCTTTCACACGAAATTCGTATGATGGAGAGCCAGGTTTATTGTACGCATCCCACGGATTGAACTCGTCATCTTTTAACTGTAATGCTTCAGTTTTTTTATCCTCACCATTCTTACCGACAATACTATCTCTTAAAGTCTCTACAAGGTCAGGTCTCTGCTCTAGTAAGTTCACAAGCGGTTTGTATTGGTCCATATGCTTTTTTTCTGCTTCAGCTTTGTCATACATAGACTGAAACTTCTTTGCTTCTTTTTGCCAATCCATTGCTTCTTGTCCTTCTAAAGTACCTTCTTGTTGAGACCCAGCTTGAACCGTATCCATAGATTCTACAGCTTGAGTATCGGTTGTTGATGTTTCATTACTCATATTTACTCCTTTGATGTCTAGTCCTCTGCTTGAGCAGAACCACGTTTGACTTCAGCCTCTACGACTTTCAGTTCTCCACGTAATTTCTCGAGTTCTAGCAACACCTTATCGTTTAGTTTGTTTTTACTTATACGCCTATCGGCAGTGGCGTTAGCCTCTATATCACGTAAACGAGTCTTAAATTTCTCAACTTCAGTTCGTTTTCTATCTGATATAGATTCTCTTGTAGCCGTTTGCAGGTCTCCCTGTAAATCTTTAATTGTTTCTGACATACTAGCCATTTGCTGCTCCATTGCTTGTCTTTGATTCATACGAGTTAAAATACCTTCTTTATCAAAGATGTCTGGGTTTTTCTTTAATACTTCTACTTGGTCTACTAGTCCCATCTGGAATGCTTCCATATACACAGCTAACTCTGCATATTTGCTTGTAGGTAATGTAGAGCCTGACTCAATACCTACATCGTGCTGTTCTAAATTGTGTTTATCTTTCTTTAAATCAAACACGACTCTCGTTTTATCAGAGTATATTTGAGCCATTTGTTCTGTAATATCATTATTCGGTTGTACCAAACGCATAAGTTTTGGTACATCGTAATGTGTTTTAGCATAGTTGTACATTACTTTTCCAAGCCTTTTTATGCTAAACTCTACATCTCTTAGTTTTGATTTAGGTCTTTCACTTCCTAAAGCAATAATTCTTTCTGTGCCTCTTGCAGTATCTGGCTGCTCTCCAACCCCTTGCATAATTTCTGGAATACCAAAAATAAAGTTTATATAAAATTCACACTGCTGTATCAATCTATAAAACTCACCTGTTAAAGGTTGTGGTGCTGGATAGTGTGGCTCACCCTGTGATGAATCAACTTCTATAACCGCATTAGGATTTGCCCAATCTTTTTCAAGTTGTGATAGGTTTTCTACACTACCTATTGGAACCATCAACTTCAGTCCAGCTGACGCTTGTGCGTGAGATAGTGCTAATGACCATAGCTTGTTTAACAAACGTTGCATTGGTCTTGCTCTGGAGACATCAGAACGAGGATAAGGGGTTTGAGTCCAAACGTTTGCTATAGGTACTATAGGGTAAACATCTGTATTTAAGATTGTTTCATACAACACTACCTCACCTATACTTGCAATTACTTTGATTCTGTTTTGATAAACCTGAACAATATCAACACTACCACTCTCTACTAATTTTTTGTTTTGTTCAAGAAATATTCTAAAGTCTGCTTCGTCTACTATAAACTCTTTACCATTAGCATTATCCAATAATCTATAGTAAGGAACCTTGACTTTTGTAAACCTTTCTAATATTTGAAACTGTTTATAGTTTTGTTCTGTATAACCTTTTACTGTGTCTGGTGTATATGTGTTTAAAGAGTTTTTATTTATACTATCTGGGTAGTCTGAATCATTAGAGTATGTGGAAATTCTATCTATTAGTGGGTCTATCTCCTCTCCTGTTTCAGGGTCTACTGATGAACCTAGCTCAGGATATAAATTTAAAACTTGTGTCTCTGTTAATACTGTAGACAAAATAATATTGTCTGCATCTGAAAAAAATCTATCTCTGGATGAAGCTGGAACATAAACTCTGAAAGGGTCTAGGTAAGAAAACTTAACATCTCCTTTACCAAAATCAGAGTCATAGTCGATATACGCATATAAGAATCCAAGACCTACAACACAATAGTCGTGTATGGCTTGTTTTACTTGTGCATCTCCTTCTGAGTTCTGCCAAGCAAATCCCATTACCTCTCTCCAAAGATAGGCTAATGATGTATCTGAATCTTCTCTAGGCTGTACAGTAAAAGCTGGTGGTCTAGCTGTTAGCATACTTTTCAGTCTTTCAACAGCAGGTGATATTCTATCCATTGGAACATCAGCTTGATTTCTAGATGATAATTCGTGTGACTCTATTTCAGTAAAGTGATTACCTAAATAAAAATCTAAATCTTGTCTTGCATCTACCTCCCAAGCTGTTCTGTCATTCTTATATCTATCAAACAATTCTCGGTTAGTTAATGCTCTTTTGTCATATTCCATATATGTATCCCTAGAAAAATATGTAGTTTATCGTCTGAAATTTACAAATTTTGGTAAAGTTGCTGCAAGAACTATCAGTCAATACTACCTGTTATCCAGTTATAAACCTTATTTTTCTTAATGTTTACTTGTTTTTCTATCTTATCTTTAAAGTTTTTGGCATCTATCACTGTGCTGCTTGGTGCTTTTGCAAAGTAATCTGCGTAATACAAGGCATCCATAAGGTCATCATTTTTAGGTTTTGGATGCTCAAAGAACTCGTCTACTATTTCAGTCATATGTTTTTTTATGTAAAGTTTTTTTGAATTTACTATTGGTCCCAAAGTTGTTTCAAGCCTATCTGCTTTCTTTATACCGTAAGGAGGTTTGACTCCTTTAAATATTCCAGGCACAAGCCTTTTATCTGCTACAGATATTCTGCTTGTCATATCTCTTACCATTTCTTGTGCGGCAACTGTTTCTATACTCACTCTTCTAACAGGGCTATACTTTCTTGCCATCTCAACTATTTGTTCTGCCATATCAAAAGCTGGTATTTTTTCTCTAAAGTATTCTAATATGTATCTATTTTTGTTTGCATCTATACCCATAACCATAATTACTTGGTAGTCTGATGTACTACTTGCAGTAGCTGCCAAGTCTACGCCAATATAAACATTGATTGGTATAGCTTCATCATTGCCTACTAAATAACAAAACCTATCCCTTACTTCAAACTTATGATTATAATATTGCAACCTGTCTACTTTAAATGCAGCTGATGCAGAATCTCTTGCATCGTTCATATACTCTTGAGCAAACTTATTTACCAACCCTGCTTCAATAAATTCTTTTCTTTTGTTTTCTAACTTAGATAAAGGAAACTGGTCTTTCCATAACGGCTTACCATCTTCAATGGCTCTATGAAACGTAAGGTCCCAAGGGTAGTCTCTGTTATTGTTCTTGGCTTCTTTGTATCCGTCTACTATGTTTTGCAAAAAAGAGTCGTAGTGAACAATCGTTCCAGTCAACCATATCCAACCTTCATTACCTGGTGTTTCTTCAAGTGATGGAAACACAGTAGATACAATCCATTTCTTTAGCTCTGCCCTTCTATCTGGAGTTTTAGTGTTTAGCTCTGATTCAAAGTCATCAAGAATTATACCAGTATATCTCACACCAACTTCTGCTCTACCACGAAGTCTTTGTGCGGAACCTTTGGCTATGATTCTATCTCCCTTTGGTGTAACAATATCTTTTTCAGTCCATCTCTTTCCTACTGAACCACCATCCATATTACCAAAGTAATAACGTATCATTTCATTTTCTTCAAAGTGGTATCGTATATATTTGAGATGGTCTATTGATTGTCCACCTTCTTCTGACACCCAAGCTACAAAGTTTTGTTTATCTGTTTCTGCAAATAAAAATTTGTGCATAATAGCAGCTTTAGATAATATACTTTTACCCATACCACGAGGTATCACATTACAAATACGTGCTCCTGGTTTGTGTTGTATAAGTTTTTTAGCAAGGTCGTGATGGAACTGAGGGCTTTCTGATTTGTGTAAGAAGTCTTGTGGCAAGAAGACACGACCAAAAAATATTAAGTCATTGTAAGCTTTTGCTAATACTTCCTCTCTTTCAGACATTTCTGAAGCAGATGGGATAATATTAATCTTCTTGTTCTCCACTTTCAATTTGTTTCACTCCACTAAGTTGTAATATTTCTTCTTTACTAAACCCAGTAAAAGCTTGACCAAGTAATAACTGTTCTGATTTCTTTTCTTTTGGATACATACTTTGTATCTTCATAAAGTTTTCTAATGCTCTAAGCTTTACAGCGTCAGATGTATCTGGATTGTCTACAATATCTCTGGCTTTTTCTAAAGTCCATTTTTTATCTACACCAATATCATTCAGTAGTTCTTCTATTTCTTTTTCCACTTCTTCTAAAATCCTTGTTTGTTTTAACAGCAATGATGATTTAACAGATGCTGTATTTTTATTATTAGTTTCAAAACATTCTAAATATGCCTGTATGGGAGCTTCACCGTGTGCAATCATTTTTACAAAGCGTATCTCTCTCCAAGTCAAAGGCTTTTCTTCTATATCTCTTTTCTTGAAAGAGTTAAAATCTTTTTTTGGTTGTCCTTGCATTTTACCAGAAGCAAAACAAGGACCAAGTAAAGTAACAAAGTAATCATCCATACTTTTGATGGATGTATTTTTCATTGTCTTTTTTTTCAATACTTGTGTGACTTTACCATCATCAGTCAATACCCAATCATTTATTTGTCCATCTCTCCAGTTCTCTATAAGCTTTGCATCTGGAAAAGATTCTCTGAACTCTTCTTCGTTATCGAAAACGTATCTTGGTATTCCCTTGATAATTCTTTTGTGCATCAACCACTTATCAAGTTACCCCAAACCATACACTTGCCATTTACAATCTCAATGACTTCGACTTGGAAGTTGCCATTTGGAAACCAAGTTACAATACTAAATGAGTGGTTCCAGTTATGTAGTCTGCCTCGCAGCCATTTGTTTTTTTCTCGAGACATATCTTTAAGACATCCAATCCCCCAAGCTCCAATCGTTCCTGCATCTAACTTAGTTAAAGTATGTCGTTGAATATCGTGAGTATGTCCGTACATAATATTGGCTCCATATGTCTCGAGGTGTTTTTTGGCGTGATAGGTTGTTGCATATGTTCCGTGTATAAAGTTTAGCTTACCAATCTTTAATGGAACATTATATTCGTAATACTTGTATCCTCTTTCTTTGAGTCTACAAGCTATTGGAAATGTGTAGTCACTCATATAGGGATATTTTTCTACAAAATTATCTAGCCATATTTCATGATTACCCTGCAACATATATCTTTCTTTGACTTTATGTTTGTCCAAAACAGAGTCTATCATATCTAAACCCTCATTGACATCAGCAATATCTTGCTCACAATAAGGTATTTGATATTCAAGTGAAGGAAGTTTCTTACCCTTATACTTCCAAGCTGAAAAGTTGTGCCACTCTCCCACATCTCCAATGTTGATATAAATATCTGGCTTGACTATACCTATTGCTTGTAAAGCACAGGACAATGCCTTTTCATCGTGCAAAGGAAAATGCACATCGGGAAATACGATACCTCTTTTAAGCTTTAACTTTTTTACCATCTTCAGTAAGCAAACTTGTTATTTGTTCTTCAAACATATTTGTTGGGTCTATCTTTTCTGGCAAATCAATTAATTCAATAGTTTGAAATAAATCAATTAACCTTTCAAGAACCACTGGGTCCTCAGAAAACACTTCAGCATCTCGAAGCCTTTTAACTAAGAACTTCATATGCCTTATGCCTTCTACGAGTTCCATTATTTTTTTTCTTTCTTATCTTTAGGTTTATCTTCTTCAAGACCTTCTAATGCTTGATAAGCACCTCTTGCTTGTTCCATAGCTTTATGAATTAAATTTAGCTGCTCAACAAGTTTTTCTCTTTCGAGCACCAAGTTGTCAAACTGTTGTTGGTATTGTTCTTTTTTCTCTTTTACTTTTTTATCCATAGTGTATATGTCTCCTGTAGTTTGATAGAAGTTATTATCTTTGTTAGACTGTTTACAATAAATATCTTCATAAAGTCTCAAAAACTCATCTTTTTTTCAAAAGTAGAAAATAGTTCTTGGAAAAACAAAGATATTACCTTATCTTAAAAGACCTCTTTTGAGGTTGTCATATTAGGGTATTACCCTATTAGGGTATCCGTATTAGGGTATTCCTATTAGGGTTACCCTATTTGGAAACCCAAGACACACACTACATATTCGGGAAACCTAATAACTGGGTACCCTAATGCTGAAAAAAAATTACCAAAAAAATTATGCAATTTTGTGTGAGCTTGTTTTTTTGTGTATAGCCCCCACCCGAAGGCAAGGTTGAAAATTTGGTTTTAGGTTGAGATTTTGAAAACCCCAACCTAAACCTATTATTTTAATTCATCTTTTTTATTTCTGTTTCTAACTCTTTTAAATATTCTAAATTATGTTTTAATGTAGCTTTTACATCGTCTACTACATCTAAAAGAATATCTAAATCTTTTTCATTTTTCCAACCTAAAGTATATGAAATAGAATTAAATTTGTTCTCGTCATAATCTGTATCTCTTTTAATCTGTTCAATTAAGAACCCAAGACTATTCAAAAAATATTCTTTCTTTCTATCTACATAATTAGGTATTATTGTTCTCATTTTATCTTTCATTATATTTCTTCCTTATAGTAATTAATATTTCTACTATATATATGCCTAGGGGGTTTAAAAGTTCCCATATATTTAGGTTTTTTTATACCCCCAACTTATCCCCAACTTATCAACAAATTATAATGTTTTCTTTATATTTATCGTCTAATTCTAGCCAACGCATATTGAGGCAATTATAAGAATACATAACCTTCTTTTTGTGTAGTTCTTTGTAATACTTTGGCACTATTTCAACACTATCACCTTTAATTAATACCTTACAGCCTTTAAGTTTATTTACTCTATTTAACAGCATAGATTTAATGTTATCGGCTACATCTAAACTAAGAATTTTACTTTTTAAATTATTCATTTTTTTTATTCCTTAAATTATTATTCTTACTCTACATACTATTATTATTGTCTTTGGTTCCCAATTATTTTATTTTTATTTTATAAAATATTTCTTTTAAGGGATTAAATTTATTTTCCATACAATATTTATAATTATCTTTTATGTAATAATTACAATTATTTTTTATATCAATTTTATAAAGCCCTAAATTTTTAATAGGTATTTCATCTAAATATTTAAAAAAATCTTTTTTAGTTATATATATTTTTTCCATAGTTTTTTTCCTTATTTTGTTTGTATTTCAATTATCTAATGTATGAAATAAAAAAAGGTTCCCAAGTTTTTAAAAAAAAGTTATTAACAAGTTATCCACATTACAAAATTTTGCTTATACGCTAATAATAAAATAAAGTTCCCATATATTTATACATAGCCCATAAACGCTTTAAAATAGCCTTTAAACGCTACAAAGACGCTTTATTAATACCTAGCACTAAAAAAGTGTTTTATTAGCTTGTAGATAGCGTTTAATAATTTTATCGTCATAGAAATAAATTAATTAAAAATATTTGGGAACTTATTTAATATTATATAGTTGGTTTAGTATGCAAGGCAAAAATAAAGAGAGCCAAAAAAAAATAAGAAAGTTCGGAACTTTATTTATTGTGATGCGTTGCATTAATAAACACAGGAGTTTTTATGACTTTAAAAAATAAACTTTTGTTATTAGGTATTAGTAAAGCCAAACAAATAAAAGTAGAGAGGGCAAAATACTTATCTAATGACAACGGAAAATTTGTCAGGTTAAGAGGGCAAAAATTTCCTCTTGAAAGTGGCAAGTATTATAATTGTTCAGATGAGCAAGCAATATTACAAGCCATAGACGAGGCAGTAAATATATACTGGGAATACAAACCAATATATAAATAAATTAATTGTGATATGTTCGAAATTGCGTGTATTTCCACGCAGAACATATAGAGATGAGATTGTGTGATAGCAGGAAGTTAGGTGAGGTATCTGACCACAATTAAAAAAAGTCTGGAACCTTAAAAGGTTTCAGGCATATAAAAAATAAACAAAGGAGAGTAAATGGATTATAAAGAAATTGTAATGTCCATAAAAAAAAGTTGCGAAACTATTATAAAATGCAACGAAAGAATAATGGATAGAGAGTTTAAAAACTTTGATGGCAGGTATTATGACGAAGAACGAGAAGAATATACTATTCTTGAAACTGAAAGTCACCAAGCAGAAATAATGTTAGATGCAATAGAACATTATTTAAAGAAAATAAAATAAAGTTGGGAACCTTTATAGATTAAAAGCATTAGACTAATATAAACAAAGGAGAATATATGTATAGAAATGTGAGTGAACATAATTTTATAAATATAAGTAATCAGTATCACCAATATAAAGATAATTTTTCTTATGATGGTAAGAAGGCACTATATAAATATTTAGTGGATTTAGAAGAAGAGACTGGCGAACAAATAGAAATGGATTGGATTGCTATTTGTTCCGACTATGCAGAATACGAAAGTGAACAAGAATTATTGGAGCAATACAATGAAAAAAGTCTTGATGATATTATGGATAAGACAGAACTGATAGAGTTTAAGTATTATGATAAGCCACAAGATTATATGAGTGATAATTGGACTTATAGATACATCGTATTAGAATATTAAAGGAGAACAAATGAACGAGTATTTTGAAACAGAAAGAACAATAAAAGAAATATTTGAGAATATGTTTATACAATACCCAAAAGCAAAAGAAATGATGTTTATGTATATGCATAGTGATAATAAATATGACTATTTCAAAGACAAACTAACAAAAGAATACATAAAAGCAAAAAAATAATCAGGAACATAAGTTCCTAATATGAGTATATATAATAAACAAAGGAGAACAAATGAAAACATATAAAGAGATGTATGAACTACAACAAGAACACGAAGTAGAAAATGTTTATAATAAGTTTTGTGATTATGAACATATTAGACTTGGTGGAGAATACAATATGATAACAGAAGTCAGAAGTGTTTTGGAAGAGTTAGAGTTTATGGATAGCCCTTTACAAGACAAAGAAAGTTATTTCTATATTCAAGAGAACTATGATAGAATAGTTGAGGAACTTGGAGATAACTTGGAGAGTTATGATGATGGAGAGGACTATTGGATAGTAGATATTAAATACAAACGAAAAGAGGACTAATGAACAAACCACACATACCACTAGAAAAATATCTTGAAGAGAAAATAGACTTGGTTGGAGAGATGTATTGGATAACCAACCCAAACCTATGTCTCATTGATAATGATGGAAACCTTGATGATGAAACTATGTTCAAAGAACTCAAAGAGGAGATAAGAATAGTTAATGGTTTCCTAAGAGAGTATAAATGTATATGTAAAAAATACAGAGATGTATTTGAAAATGAGGAGGACAAATGAATACGATTGACTTTAAAAGAAATGAAAAATGGTATAAAAAAGCACAATCTTTGCTCTTGAATAAAAAGATAACTGCTGTTCAATGGCAAAGTTGGGACATAGATGATGAATATTCAAGCACAGGCTTGGTATTTCAAGTAGAAGATGGAACACAATTTTATGTAAGTTGTGATGATGAGGGAAATGACGCAGGTGCATTATATTGGCAAGACGATAAAAATGATGGTGTGTTGCCTGTTGGTGTTGCTTCTGCAAGTGAAATGATAAAATACATAAAGGAGAACAAATAATGGGAAGATATTACAATGGAGATATAGAAGGTAAGTTTTGGTTTGCAGTTCAATCGTCTTGTGATGGAGACTACTTTGGTATGAGAGAACAAGAACCAAGTTATATACCTTATTACTCTGATGATTTAGAAAGAGCAGAAAAAGGTGTAGCAGAATGTAAAGCTAACCTGCGTGGATACTTAACAAAGATGAATAAATTTTTCAACTCAAATGATTCATACAATGATAAAATGTTATCAGAAGCATTGAACTTAGAAGGTGAAGAAAATGATGGCAAAAGAAGAGAACTACTGATGTGGTATGCAAGATTGCAGTTAGGTATTAAAATAGTTAAATGTATAAAAGAACTAGGTTCTTGCTATTATGAAGCAGAACTATAACAAACAAGGAGGACAAATGAATATAAGTAAAGAGTTTGAAAACATAAAAACAAAATACAGGTTCAAGGAGCCAAAAGATAAAACAAAAGCTATTGCTAATCTGGTAAATGTAGAACTACATAATCAACTACAAGAAAAAGATGAGATTGAAAATGTAGCAGACTACAATGTAGAGTTGTTTGGAATGGGAGATTGTGCATATAGAATACGAATGAACTATGTGTATACTATCGTCTGCACAATTAGAGAAGGCAATGATATTAATACCTGTGTTCAGATATTAATGAACCACATATGGTATCAGAACAGATATTTTGAAGATAAAGTAGATAGAAGTTGGAGATAAAAAAAAGTGGGAACTTTATTTAGCAAGAGGAGTATAATGATTAGTAAAATAATAACATACATAATTAGTTATGTGATGATGTTCATTGGGATATTGTATATCATAATGACAACACTACTAAAACTAATTGGAATAAAGGAAGAAAAATGAAAAGTAATAAACTAACAGACAAAGAGTATGATACACTATGGAGACTGCTTGAAAAAGCAAATGTCTTGTGGCAGTATTTTGAGAAAGACCACATAGCAGAGGAACTAACAGATGAGCAATGGAACAAGTTTCTCGTGGACTATCAAGATGGATTTGCAGATGGAGTTGTTGAAACTGCTATGATATGTGTATCAGATTTTCAAGATAAAATAATGGAGGATGACAATGAAAGTAAATGAATATAGGATAAACCCTAATGTAGAAACAAGTGGAACTTACAGATTTCACGAAGTTATGTTGAAGCCTGTGGAGCTATTGATGGTGTTTGGTAAGCCACACATTATGGATAGTTATAAAGTGTCAGGTGAATACATTTTTGAACACACAGAATCAGGGACACCAATCACTTTGTATGATTGGAAATACACTACCTTGTATGACCCTGCGGATGGTATCAAACCAGTGGACTTCTGGAAGTTAGATGAGGAAGTGCAGTTCAACATAGGCTCGAACAATAGTTATGCTTATGGCTTTGATAAGTGGATAAGATTGACTATACAGAACAGATTGAATGAGATGAATGAAGGCATTGAGAATGGATGACAATGGAAGAGAAGCATTAGGCTATCTTAAATATGTTCAACAAAAACATACAGATATGTATGGATTGTATGAGCCACAGATTGAGTGTAGTTATTGCGGAAACAATGTCAAAGGAGATAACCCTACTATCACTATCAACGAGTGTGATGTATGTGAAAAGAGGGATTGGCAGTCCACTTGTTGCACTGCGGAACCTTTTGGCAATAGTTTCATAGAAGAAGAACAAACAGGGATTTGTTCCAAGTGTTATGATGGAGCAAACTTTGATGACCTAAATATGGAGGAAGTAAATGAAGCAACCTAATTTTGATTGGGGAGTATTTATAGAATGGTATGATAACAATGGACAGCAGTATGAAGTTATGTTATCAGAACAACTAACAGAGAAGGTCTTTCAAGAAATCAATAGTCTATTGAAAGAACCTAATAAAAGTAAAGCAAGACTATTAGAAGGAGTAGATGAGCAATGGGAAAGTTCAAAGAGATAGATAGACAAAGACAAGAAGTGGAGGAAGTAATGAACAATGAAAACGAAATAACAATACCAGTCTATTATACAATAGATGAGGAAACAGGTATTACACACTACGATACAGATAGTATGCGTGATGAGTTTGATAAAGAGATTGAACAACTAGAAGCCAATGCACAAGCAGAGCTAGATGGTTGGAATGAGAAGATGCAGGACTATGCTATGGACAATATGACAAGTGATATGGCAGAAGAAGTGTATGAAAATATGTAAATGCTATGATTGTTGGAAGACTATAATGATATGGGATGTTTACCAAATAGATAATCAACCCTATTGTTTTGGGTGTTATCTGGCAATCGTAGAAACAACGAAGGAGAAAGAAAGTGAGTGATAAATTAGATAAAGCAGTAAGTAAAGCATTTACTGAGCTACACACAATAGAGCAATTAGTTTATAAATTAAGACTAACATTAGGACATCTTGAAGAAGTGTCAAAAAAGAACAGAGATGAATTAATAGAAACACAAAAGGAGGAAGAAAAAGAATATGAGGGAGTATAATGTAGAAAGCATTGAAGCTAAATATAGAGCAGACTTAGAAGAACTAAATCAGTATGCTGTTATTGTGCCACTTGCAAAGGAGGACATAGGTGCGTATGTTAAAGGTTTTGAAGATATGGAAGCAAAGAAGTCTAATGAGATATGTAGAGAGGTTGTGAACCTTATGGAGTTTGAGGTGATTATGATGAATCATCATCCAAAGAACCCCAAAGCTAACAGGTTTACTTCAATGCTAAAAGATGCGGTAAAGAAAGTATGTAGAATGAACAAGCTAGAATTTATAGATAGTGAGCAAGTGTATATGTTAGGCGAAGGTAGTGCTTGATATAAAAGATATATATGCAGGGTATTTAAAGAAACTCAACGAGGACAATCGTATCAATAGATATGAGGATAGAGAGAGTTGGTTTCACGCATCATCTAGCGGGATGTGTATGCGTAAGATATACTACAATAGTGTAGAGCAAGTAGAATCAACACCAATAGATGACAATACTTTGAGATTATTTAGACTAGGGGACTTGGTACACAATGACATTCAAGATGCATTGTTAAAGCACGGAGAAAAAGAAAACATTGATGTTTTGATTGAAGAAGAAATACAGATACAGGACATCAATGTTAGAGGTTTCTTTGATATATGTATAGTAGATGATGATGCTATGTATGATGTAAAGACTTGCAATAGTTTCAAGTGGAGGAACTTGTTTGGTAGAACACCAGACCCTGAACCTGCGGAGAACTATGCGTTGCAGCTTGGCACTTATGCGTATTGGTATCAACAGAAGTATGATGTTGAGTTGCAGAAACTAGCATTGATTTACTACAACAAAGACACATCTTTGATGAGAGAGGTCATTGTCCCTAACTCCTTTATTACCAAGGCTTACGAGTATTGGAAAGATGTGAATGAAAGATTTAAAATTGGGATACCAGAGGTATCGTTAGGCACTTCACCAGTTTATGAGTGGGAGTGTAATGTTAAATATTGTGGCTACTACAATCACTGCGGAGGTGGATTGAAGGGTCAAAGTAAATGGAGTAAAAGATGAGTGAAGGAGGTGAATCAAGATGGGTAAAACATTAGCAGATGGTAGAAAGAAAGCAGTCAGCACAAAGACATATGCGACTGGTAGAAAAAGACATACCAATGTAAAGACTCTACAAACAGGTAGAAGTAGGATTACAAAAGTTAATGGCAGACCAAGTAAAACATTGTTTGTTCTTAATCATTTAAAAGAACACGGCAAGATTACTTCTTGGGAAGCTATACAAAAGTATAGTGCTACTAGATTATCAGGTATAATCTTTACTTTAAAACAACAGGGGTATGTTATAGAAACCACTGGCGGTAAAGGTAATGACTTTGCTACATATCATTTAGTAGCTAGTTAATATAGTGGGTCGTGAACTCAAATCCTCACTCTCCTTTAATTGAGATTGGCTACAAGTGTGAGTTGATATGTTTGCGACCCTCTATAAAAAAAAGTTGGGAACCTTTTAAAGTTTGTGGCGTATAAGTAGTAGAGTCAAACACAAGTTTGGCTACATATTAATCCTAAAACAGAGGACTTTAAATGAAGTTAAATAAAGAAATAGCTCTTGAAAAAGCTAAAGGATTTTTAGAAAATAAATATCCTGAATTAAAATCAAACGAACAATGGGTAGGTTTTGATAATATCTATTGGGCAAAATCAGGAGTGAGGTCGTTTGCCTCCAGAAATGGATTTGCACCAAAGTATCGTTTGAAAGATGGACTAGCTATGAGAGTTGCTATGAAACCAAGTAGAAAAAAGAAGTGGTATAGTTATTTCAAAAAGACACCAAGCGGATGGATTTGTCCTGCACAGGGAGTTGATGTTGAGCCACAAGTGGGATTAGAAATTACACTTGTTCACGAGTTCACTCATATCCTGCAGTACATACTCGGTTTGCCTGTTGGTGAGCTTTTGACTACCACGAATGAGCAAGAGTATGTGATGGAAAACTATCCACACTACGCACGGTTTCTGATAACGTATGAAGCTAGAAAGTTTCAAGAACAGTTGAAGAAACGAAAAGCTACCTTCAAAAGGGTTAATGGTAAATGGACATTTACTAAATAATAAACAGAGGGCAGGGGTAAAACCCTGCCCACAACATAAGGAAAGAACAATGAGTGAAGCAGAAAAAGCGTTTGAGATACAAGAAAAAATAAGTAAGTTGATTGACAAGCTAAAAGACTTGGGGTTTGAGTTTATGTATTACAACTCAATATCATCAATCAGAAAGTTGAGAAAATGAAAAAGATAATAGATGATGCTTTTGATATACAAAAAGAAAAGCATTTAAATAAAAACAATATTATATTTAAAGACAAAAAGTTTTTGGCTTTGTATAAAAAAATGAAACAAGTAAATGATGAAATAAAAAGGAGAAACAATGAGACAAGAAACAAAGATGTCTGAATCAATCAAAAGCCTTGCAGCAGCACAGGTAAAGATTCAGAAAGAGATTGCTGATATGCCAAAGGATAGCAAAGGCTATGGGTATACCTACACATCATATGATGCGTTAGTTAAATATCTTAGACCACTACTAACCAAGCACGGCATATCATTTGTTCAGATGCCAGTAGGCTCTGACAGCGAGATAGGTGTTGAGACTTTGTATATGCACACATCAGGAGAGTGGATTCGTAGTGCGGTGTATTCACCAATCGTAGAATCTAAACAGATGAATGTATATCAATCAGTTGGTTCAGCTATCACATACTTTAGAAGATACAGCTTGTCTGCTTTTGTGGGCATTGCTAGTGATGAAGACAATGATGTAGCAAAGGTAGCTACACAAGCAAAGCCTATAAAGAAAACTGCACAAGCAAAACCAAAGGTAAGCGGTAGCACTATCACAGATACAGACGCAGTGATATTGAGAGGTATGTGTAAAGACCTTGGAGATGAAATCAAACAGAAAGTAAGAGATGGAATCGCAAGTGGTCGTATCAATACCAACAACATAGACAACACAAAGACTTGGCTGGAAGGTTTGATAGATAAAAAGAACCCCCCACTTGATTCTGATGAAGTTGAAAAAATCTTTAGTTGAAACTACTAACTTAATTGGTTATCTTCGTATATGAAATCAAAGGTAGTAAAACTAGATAATAAAGTGGTGGGCACTGTTAGTGGAGATACTCTTTCAAAACAAGTAGATTCATCTAAACACTTCCTACGAACACCACCAGCCATAGCTTTTGATGAATTGGCTCTGTCAAAAGCGGAAGAACTTGGTGCCTCAAAGATTAAAGTAAAGGATAAGCTGACAGGCATAACCTATTACTCTAGCATTGAGGCAGTTCGTTCAAGAGGTTTTACTTTCAATAGAGGTTTTGGTAATCAGATAGGATTATCATTGACCGAGTGGAGTAAGAATGAAGAGAGCCAAATTAAAATATTTGATACAACAGAATGATAAAGGTAATCATACTATGATTTATAACTTACTTCATTGTAAAGATAGTTGGGTGTATATACAATATTTTAAATTAGAAAAAACAGAAAAGCTTATCAATAAGCTAAAGGAGAAAGAATGAATAAAGATGGAATGGCACTTAGTATAGTAGCTTTATTTTTGATACTAATGACATATATGTCTTGGGTTGGAACAAACATCAATCAAGAAAAGTTTGAAAATAGTCCAAGCATATTACCTAAACCAGAGGTTCAAAGTAATTATGAACTACCTGAATTGACACAAGAAGAGAAAGCAAAGGTAGATAGTATACATAAAAGTATGAAAAAACAAGCAGCACAAGAAGTAGAAAAGAAAAGTGTTGAGCAAATGAGAGACGAGGTTCACGAAATATTAGATGAGATTATAGAAACTGATAGCACAGTAGTAATTACATTTAGAATGGAAGTAAACAACCCGTTGGCATATGAAACAAAAGAAAAATAAATTAACATACAAAGATATGTTAAAGATACTATCTGGATTTGACAGACAAATACAAACTCTATATACAGAATTACACGGAGTTAAGTTTTTGTTAAACTCTTATCTTGATATGAATAAAGATGTAGATAAACTTACAAAGTTTGTGGAGGATAAGATTGGCAAAGAAGAAGACAAATCAACAAAGAGGAAGAAGAAACAGACAGAGGGGAGCAGAGCTGCAGAGACAAGCAGTGAACCTAGCTAAAGAATATGGGCTAGATGCTCACAACAGAGATAGGGGTGGTGCTAATCATCCTATGGGGGACATCTTAATAGAAGATAAATACTATGGATGTAAGATGCGTAAAACTTTACCATCTTATTTACTTCCTGAAAAACAAGAGGTAGGAGTTGTAATAAGAGCTGATAGATTGAAGCCTATGATAGTTGTAGATTTAGAAAGCTATTTACTAATGCTTAAATTGTTTTACAAAATAGATGAAGCTTAGTGGCTTGATAAAAGTATACAGAAACCTGATTGATAAAGGTGCTATCACAACTAAGGGTGTAGAGAGATACAATGAATTGGTTGGTAAGTACAGAAAAAAATTATTAAGTTCTAGTGACTCTCGTAGAGTAAACAGAGCAAGAAAATATAAATATGAAAAGGTAAAAAAATGAAAATGAATTTTAAAGACATCACAATAACATTTAAGTTTAGATTAGAGGAGCTAGAAAATATTATAGAAGTATATACCAGACAACCAAAAAAAAGTAAATTGGAAGATGGTATAAGAAAAGACCTTAGAAATATAAGAATGAAGGTTGAAGAAAAAATTAATAATGAAAAAATAATAGCAGAAAACAGACCGCCTGAAGAAATGAGAGAAGCTTCAGCTAATCCTGTATCTGTTGAACATATAAAGGAGACATCAAATGAGTAAGTTCGTACCAAAACCAAACACTGCAAACTTATTTTACAATGACCCAGGTGAAAATCCACTTAGACCTAATTGGAAAACAATAGGCACTGTTACTTTCAATGGGGTTGAAGGTAAAATATCAGGTTGGACTAAGAAAGCAAGTAATGGCAATGAGTATATTTCAATTAAGTTTGAAAGCAATGACGAATACGAATCAAAAAGAGGTAAGACAAGCACATCTTCAAGTAAAGAAGATGACTTACCGTTTTAACAGTAGGTGTCAGGCAGTTTTGGGTTTTTTCATTTTTCACCTCTGTTTTCCTTTCCTGCTTGACACTTAATTCTTGGGCTAACATTTAATAACAATAAAATTTAATGGCATTGTAAGGAGTGTCGCAGGTATCCAACCCTGTCTTACCTTTATATATGCTCTAAATAAAAGATTATTGTTTGCAAAAAGGGTTGGCTGCTCGTTAGCCCAACAACAACTAAGGAGGCATAATGAAAGAAACAAAAACCGAATGGGGTAAGAAACCTGAATTAACACCAGAGGAAAGACAAAAGAAAGTCACGTCTTATCCTGCATTCTCAAAGAGAAGATATAAACTTGAAGAAGAGTTCTATGCTAAGTATGGTAGAACCTGGCACCAAACAAAATGAAAGATAGAAAAGTATTACGTGGGCTAGAAGATGGTCCAAAGAAAACAAACAACGATAAAATACTTTCATTGTTAAAAGAAAAGATAAATGAAGGTGCTATAAAGTATGGGGAACAAGTTCCTATTGATGGAAGTAGGGACAATTTAAAAGAAGCAATAGATGAATTGTTGGATTTATGTATATATTTGTCCGCTGTTGCCCTGGAATTGCACGAAAAATACCGAAATGCAGAATAACGCACGAGGTTGTGCCTTCAGGGCAATCAGTGTAATTAGTCGATAGTTATATCCAAAAGAAAAAGATAATGGATTCTAGGGCTATTCTCGTAAAGAAAATTTCCAAGAAGTGTCGAAAAAATTATTGATTCTCTTTTTTCTGCTGTTGTCTGTATAAATAACTAACAATCGTTAGTGCATCAGGTTCAAGGATAGGTTGGTCAGGGTGTGCCCTGTTCCAAGAGGCTAGTTTTTGTTTGGCTGCTAACTTATCTTTGTTAATAATATCTTCAATAATTTCTCTTTGCACTCTGTTTCTTTGATAAGTAATCTTATCTTCATATTGTTTCTGTGATTGCACACCTCTTGTAATTAATCTGTTTAGATTAGAACCTAAGAGTTTTGTAAATCTAGGTTGATTTCTTCTTAATGCACCACCAACACCATAATCTCCTTGTTCATCTATCACATCCCAAAAACCATTCCAAACAGAAGACACATCATCTAGTATAGCAGGTGTCATTACAAACTCTAAATTACTTCTTGCATTTTCTGCTGCCATAAAATCTGTGACCACACCCATAGCACCTACTGCTCCAAGCTCTTCAATAGTAGGCATTAATAGCTCTTTCCAATAGTCAGTTCTTTTGTAGTTCTCTTTACCACCAAAAAATCCAGGTCGTAACTCTTCAAACTGAGTTCCAACTCTTTCTAAGATTGGAGCATCTTTATCATACTGTCCTGTTGGTGCTAGTTTAGATTTGTTCCAATCATAATTATCTTTACCTGTCAATAAGTTTTCTATTAACTCTCTGGATTGAATCATAGCTTTACCACCAATACCTGCACCAATAGCTAGTCGTATTACTGGCATAACATTACCCTCTTCTACATCTTTCACTAACACATCTTTAATTAACTTAGCTTGTTTGAATCCAAATGTTTTTAAAACTATAAACGGTCTAACCATAGGCTCTGTCATAAACAATGGTTCTTTTAAATAATTTCTTTGTAGCTGCGAATCTTTTGCAAACTGTAATGCACCAGAACGTAGCTCCTGTGCTGTCAAATCTTTTCTACCTCTCCAGGTAACACCAAAATCTCTAAACAGTTTTCTTTTAGCCCAAGCAGTTCTTGATTGTCCTGCTAATGTATCGTTAATAATTTTTTCTTTTACACCCTTTGGCAGCGGGACAGCTTTTAACATTACTGATTCACCGTTAGCAACTTTATTTAAATATCTCATCATATCGATACCAACAGATGCAGATGTACCAAGATTCACTCTATTGATTCCCTCAAATCCACTAGCTTTCAATATAAACTCTACTGCTTTATCTCCTGGTCCCTTTGTAAATCTTGTGCGACCAGCTAATACATCCATCACATTTAAAAATTTTGTATCTTTATGTATACCAAATTCTCTTATCATTTCTTTTCTATCTTTAGAAACAAAGTATTTCATATAGGCAGGAATACCAATCCTGTAATTAGATAATAACAGTGATGATATTAAAGGCTGTGTAACATTTACAAGTGTAGCCAAACCACCACCAATCTTTGTAGCCACCTGAAAATTTACTGCAGCTTGAAAGAAATCTTTGTGTTTATAATTACTTAAAGGGTCAATTTCTATGGCTCCACTAACTCTTGCCAATACATCTCTTAAAATATTTGCAGAGTAATCATCGCCCTTATTAATTCTTAAATCGTCAATCTTAGCTAAAGCATCATCAAAGTTTCTACCAAAAAATCTTGTAGTTGCTATTTGCTGTGCTGCGTGTTCTGTATATGAAATAAGATTTGATACAGCATTAGTATCAAATATATCCATACTATATCTGTCTCCAACCCAAGTAATATTAGCACCTCTGCTTCTTGATATGTTGTTAAATTGTGGACTTGCTACTTGCACAATATGTCTATTCATATCATCTAACACGAGAGCATCATCTTTGTATGCTTTTCTCATAGTTTGCAAATACTCAACCAATCCAGGATTGTCTTTGTTTTGTGCTACAACTTTGTCTAAATGATTAGATAACCATTGAGCATCTTCTTTACTCATTTTAGATATACCAACTATACCTGTATCATATCTCATTAGTTCTGGTCTTTCTTTATTTATACCAGCACGTACATCTTTGATAGTATCTATTATATCTGAACGTAAAAATCTAGCAGCATATGCCTGTTCAAAGCCTAGTATATCTATTCCTTCTTCTTTCATCATCTGATATAGCTCATTGTATATCATACGAATTTCAGTAGCACCCTCACTCATAGTGTTTGTCAAACCTTTATTAAGTTCTAACTCACCAGTAAGTTTTGTCATTAAATCTTCGTCTTCTATTTTTTGTATTAAACCTTTGCTTCTTAATCTGTCGTGAATCCTGCTTAGAATATCTGATTTCAAATTTGTAAAGTTGTTTATATCATACAACATATACTTAGCTTCAGGCGATATACCAGGTTTACTTAGCTTTGCTTCTACACTTCTTAATGAACTTAATAATGGTATTGTTCTTTTTTTACCAGCAAATGTAAAGCCATCTATAGTTAGCTTATCAAATATTTTTTGCAACCCACCAAAAGGACCACCCATATAATTTCTCTTTGTTGCCTGGTCAATAGCAGCATATCTTTGACTTATATCTTGTAAGTTCATACGTGTATCTAATTTTTTATTAATATGAAATAACTCTTTGTTTGTTAATGCACCAAACCCTCTGTCTCTTGGACCTAAATTTTTAGGGACATTGCCACCTCTCAGTGAAAACAATAGCTTTCTTATTTCATCATCATCTACAATATTAAGATGGTCTAACTTATCTCCTATTGATTTTACAAGATTAAATCTTGGTGTCTTGTTGCTATTTTTAATATTAAATTTTTCATAGAATTTTATTTCAGATAGTTTTTCTGTGACGTTACCTTGTTCTCTTCTATATACAATGTCTCCAAAGTCATCTACTTTTTGTATAAATATTCTGGAACCATCTGTATCATAAAATTCTCTTTTGAAAAAGTCATCCTTATTTCTTGAGTTAAAAATATTGACTGCTACTTTTTTTATTTCATCAGGTCTGTCTTCAAACTTTATAGAATTTTTATTACCAAAAGCTTTGTTCGTGTCATCAATAAGTGCTTGTTGGTTTTTACTGTACTTTCTCATACCTGCACCTGTTAATCTTGCAGCACCTAATATACCACCAACCACCGCAAAATCTTCAGGGCTAGGCAAGACTTCTCCATTTTCCCAAGCATATGGTAAAGTAAATCCAAAGCCTTCACCAAGTCCTCTTGCTCCTGCTGATGGTACCTTACCTCTAAACACACTTGCTGCTGCTACACCAGTAGCTCTACCAACAGGAAAAGCAGCTGCTCCTACCAACGCCTTATTAAATACTTTGGTAAACTCTACATCGTCTCCTGTTAATTTTTGATTATAGTATTCGTGCATACCACTAATCAAAGCAAAACCAGAAGAGTCTTTTACAATAAACTCTCCATCTTCTAAAAACGCTTTCTTTAATTTTTTGTTAGCTCTTGCTAAGTAGGTAGGATTTGCACCATTATCTGCTAATGTTTTGGTAGCATTATTGATATTGTTTTGCATTTGTTTTCTTAGAGCTTGTCTTTTGATTGTTTCTTTGGCACCAGTCTTGGCTACTTGTTTAAATGCAACACCACCTAGACCTCCACCTCCAAGATAAAATGGTATATCAAAACCAAAAGATGCAACAGATGCTAATACATCAAATAATGTACCGCTTTCAAAACCAGATAGGTCATACTTTTCTCCACCGTTTAGTTGATTCATAAGACCGAAGATGCTTCTATTATATCCCTCTTGAAATAAAGCACTTGTATAAGAAGGTGTTTCTAATCGGATTGGCATCTGCACGTAGGTTTCTGCAGATGGTGCAGGTAGCACTCTTTGTGGATTTTGATTATGTCCTGGTTGATGTGGCATTAGCCCTCCGATAACATACGAAGTAAATCTTCTGAAGTAAATTGTTGCGGAGAATCTAACTCATTTATTAATCTTTTAAGCTTGTCTTCTGTGCCAAACATATCTAAAACTTTAGGATTTAGACCTTCTCCTCTTTGTGATTTTTCAATTCTCTTTCTGGTTCTTTCAACCTTTTTTTCTATCTTGCGTCTTTCAACATCACCTATTGCATCAGGTCCACCAAAGATAATATCATATGATGGTGTACCTCCAAAGTCTGCAGTATTTAATAGCCTTACAACCTCATTATCGCTAACGTTTATTCCAAGTTCAAATAATTCTTTTGATAAATTTTTAACTTCATCTTGAAATTCAGCTTTACTTTCATCACCAAAGTAAGCTCCTGATTCAACATCTGCAGTTAAAAAAGACTGTATGTTTTCTAGTGAAGAAACAATAGGTTCCATTATCTGTGATGGGTCATCTCCTAATACATCTGCATCTATTGCAGATATATCTAAATTTTCCAAAGTTTTTACATACTGTTCATCTAAACCTAAATCATCTATATCTGTTAAGTTTGTTTCAGTTATAACGTCATTTATTTCTTCCATATTATTTACTGTGTTTACATCTACTACATTATCTACAGCTTCAACTCCTTCTCCCTGACCTGCCTCTGGTTGTGGACCAAACTGTGATAGTGCATATTGAAACTGATTGTTAAAATTATTTTCATAAGCTTCTATGGCTTTAAGTCTTAATACTTGTTTTGCTTTTTCATCGTTATTTAATTTTACAAGGTCATTGTAGGAAATAGGTATTGCATTGGTTTTAGTACCGATATTTATTTGAGGGTTTGCAAACGGTTCTTTTGTATTAGCTATTTCTTGCTCATATCTCTGTATAGCTTGTACTCCATCGTAGTAATCTGCTTTATTCAAATCATATTCAGCTCTTTGTTCAGCAGGTATAATGTTTCCAAAATCTTTCATTCTACTTTCTGCAACTGTAAGTGCTTTATCAGAATAATAACTGTCATCTCTAATGTTGCTATAGATTTGTACTAACTCTTTTGCATCTGCTGCTTTGGTCATATCTTGTAATAACTGTTCTTCAGATTGTATAGTGCCAAAGTCATACTTGTTATCCATACCTGCAACAAGTTCATCTAAGCCCATTTGGTCTGCTAAACTTCTTTTGTCGGACAAGTTCTCAAAGTTTCTTTCAAACTGCATAAACAATCTATAGTCAGATTCTTTTTGCTTTTGAACTCTTCGTTCTTGTTGTAACTCTTGAGCTGCTTCTAACTGTCTTTGTTGTATACGTTCAGCAGGTGTACCAAAAATATCTTCTATAATATTTGTTCA